TCTTTACGCCATAATTTCGCGATCATCATATTTTCACGGTTGTTACTTCCAATGGAATAACAATAGCCGTATTCTTTATTTATCTGTTGATTGATATACACATAACCCGTATTCATATCAATCCAAACACCATAATAGATATCATCATAGTATAGTGTACATAAATAATCACAAACATTTGTTTTCTTTTTAATAAAATCGTTTGTATCATAAGCAAACTTACCAGCGTTATACTCTCCGTACGTTGTACCCGATATTAATTTATGGAATTTCGATTTTTCTTTATTTCCTTTTTTATATTCATTTTGACATATTTGAACAACGATTTGTTCGACGGATTCATTACCTTTAAATGTATTAAATTCTTTGTTTGGGTCGGGTGTGATACCAAAATAACTAAAGTATGGGTTAACGATACTAGCGTTATTTGCTAATAAATACACATGTCCTTCTCGTTGTCTAAATATAGAGTCAATGATATTTAATAATATTTCAACTTCATTTGGAATGTACGCGTTAAATCCTGCCTTTTCCGGTATAAACTCATCCACAATAATTGTATCAATATCTACATAACTAGTTGATTTTAAACTTGCGAATGATGTTAAAGATGTGGCGTATCCCATTTCACAACCATTTATATAAAAGGTGGTAAAGTTGCTACCACCTGTAATTTTAAATTCATCATCTTTGAAGTTTTCAAACTGATCATTTAGAAATGTTTTAATTTTCTTTAGGTCTGTTTTGTAACGTCTTAGATAAAGGAATTGTTTTCCTTTTTTCTTGTATCGGCTGATACAGTCTTTTTTAAATCCATACGTTTTACCTATACCACGACCACCAATGATGAAATTTAAAAATTTGTTGTATGATTTTATATTCGTCGGATTGTACCAATCTATTGTTTGTATCATTTAAATACTCCATATGGATTTGTGTTATAACCTCTTGAGTTAAGTTCACCGCACGCCATCCATCTACGTTCACCTGTTGACGCACTAATCCAACTAATCCAGCAATAACCTTCGCGCTTAACAAAGCCGTCATACTGAACATGCATACCATTTGTATAATATAACCCTGTATCAACACCCTTTAAGCTTGGGGCTTTTCTGATTTTCAAAGTTGTATTTGGATAGAATGTAGCACTTTCTCTGTTGAAATCTGACGGAATACAATTTAAAACAGTTTGAACTGATTGAGTACTTCCTCCAGGAATATGAGGGTCTGTATCAATTCCTGTATCATTTGTCCATCCAATCGCTACCCCATTACGATCTACACGATACGGATATTTGGCACCTTTAATCACTCTACCAATCGTACCATTCCAATCGCCTTTATAAACTTTACCTGTACCATAGCAATTCACGCTTAATGTATTTGTGCAAATTGGTAAGCCTGCTGAATACTTTTCGCCACTTGGAGCGTTTGGAGTACTTGGTTGTGTTGGAGCTACAGTTTGACCATCCAATCTAGCATTTACTTCTAGTGCTAACTGTGACATTTTTGAATGCAAATAAGGACCAGGGCAAGATGTAGCTGCAAACATTCTATGTTCAGTTAAACTGCCATTCGCATTACCAGTGTAATTCAATCTAAATCCATATCGTTTACAAATATCAACACATAGATTTACTAATGCATTCCAAGCTTTTGATGAGATAGTCCATGTATTCGTGTTATCATTCGCAATTTCAATTGTGATAGCTTGGCAATCGTTGTAGTAGTTGCTTGAAGTCCATGCGCGATTCTCTTCGTCAACATTAGCAACGATCGTACCATCTGAGCCTATGCAATAGTTTGCACTGGCCATTCTTCCACTTACTTGGAATGATTGAGCACATCTTTCGGCGCTCCACTGACAAGCCATGTGGTGAGGTGTGATTTTGCAAACTTTATAACCACCTCTACCACGCATATAGTTATCTGCACTAGCAGGAATATATTTATTTGTTAAGCTTGAATATGACATTCATCTTCACCTTCTTCTTTTCCGTTTGATAGCTCTGATTGAGCTTCTTCTGATAATTCTTCAAATTTTACTTCTTTTTCTTCCATGAATTTTACCTCCTAGAAAATATTAAAAAATAATCCATATTCTTGTAATTCAGCGTATAACTCACTTTCAATAGTGATAACCGCACGTCTTGACCCTTGCAACACTTCCGCCAGCGTTTGAATACCAATATTACCTTTACGCTTAAAGCTGTATTCTTCATGTCCTGTCGTATCATTGGCACTTTTAGGCTTAGTGATAGTCTTAGCAATGTTATTAACATAGTCGTTTGTTTCAATGTCAATACGTCCTTCAGGAGTTACAGATTGTAAAGCGATACTCGTATCTTCTCCACTGGCTTGTGTGTTACCTCGACTATCACGTGTATAAGTTTCCGTGTAGTTCGTGTTTGCGGTTGGGTCGTCCTGATCTTGGAATGGAATAGTTTTAAACAAAGTGTAATATCTATCCATATTAATTTCAAACCAATGTTGCAACTCAAATTTCCAATACGCATAAGTTTCCTGTCCGATTTCGTCAAACCAAAAATGCTTTAAAATACCGGTTTCAAAAGCTTTTCTTTTTTCAACATCATCATAGAAAGGATAGCTAAAATCGAAAATCTTTTTTCGTGCGATCTCTAACACTTCCATATCGCTTAATTCATATTGAGAGTCAATTAATTCTGGTAATGCTAAATTGTGACATACACCACATATTGTTTCGGTGTTTTCAGCAAGCACAGGGCTTTGCAATGTCAATAAATAGTTAGGAACTTTTAATTTATTCATCATTGTCATCACCTTCTTTAACATCCAAATTTTTATTAATATTAAAATCTTTAATACTTGTGTTTGAATCTAATTCAAGTAATTTCATGATTTCTTCATAATCTTCATAAGGAGCAAACTCTACACTTGCATTTAATCCGAATTTTTTGTTTAATTCTTCAATCGCTTTTTTACGCTCACTAAGCCAAATATTACGAGACGCAATAACCTGTTGATTGTTGGCGTTTACCTCATCTGAAACCAATCTTTCTTTCTTGTCCATGTTGGCGTTTTCAATACCTAGAAATGTCATGCACTCCCTTAAAATAGCTTGTTTCATGCCGTGCAATTCATCCGCAATAAAAGGTGCGTTTGTTTGTAGCACGTTAACATCTTCCGTTCTAAACCCTTTCGATGCAAATATTGTTTGAACCCCTTGTAAGATCTTTTTCATGAAAACTTTGAACTGCTGTAGCATACGTTTATCACCTGTAATGATGTATGGTGTCCATTGCATAGTCAAATTTTGGTCCATTGTTCTACTTGTTAACGCTAATTTTTTAGCATAAAAATTTAAGTATGGAAATAATCCAACATATAAAGGGCTGTTTTTCATAACTACACACTCATCACTCGTTAAGTTTTTCTTTACAAGTGGACTGGTTGAAACTGTATGATATTCTGTTGGCATTTGATAGTGATTTAATCGACCGCCTAATGTGATCTCACTACAAATTAACCCTAATCTTTCATCATCATAAAAACCAATATAACCACGCGTTTGTAACACATACTCTAAATAGAATGTGTTGATTGACTCCGGCAGACCTTTATATTTAAACATATTTAAACTTAACATCTGTAAATATGTGTAATAAATAAAATCCGCTTCTTCATTGTTCATAGTAGCAACATCAACCGCATTTCTACAGTAGTCTGTAAAAGAACTCGTATCATTTAATAAATCCATTTTTAATCATCTCCTTTTAATTATATGTTAAATAAAAAAGGTTGAATCGTCAACCTTTTCTATATTAATGTATTTTCTTTTCTTTATAGTTTCCAAACTTGTCGCATTGTGTATACTGGTATCTTTCACCATTTATTTGTGAATAATCACCAACATTCTTATTGTGCCATAGGGTAATACCATTATCAAACACACGTTTTATTTTTTCTAAATCGCTTGGGTCTATGCCTGTACCTTTAATATTACATTTTACAGTCTGTATATAATTCCATGATGTTTTAGATCGTAAATTAGGATAATCAATTGTATTTGTAGCATATCCGCGCATATTCCATATTTTTTCTAATTTCTGTTTGTATTCGTCTGTTGGTCTATAAACGTATAATACAAATGTGTTTAAATCTAGTGCTATTTGTCGCATTAGATCATTAGAACCAGTAACAATACTGTCAGCAGTCGCCTGTGCGTCATGAATACGCGCGTTGTAGCTATCCATAGCATTTTGGATGTTCGTTTGATTTTGGTATTGTGTTGTTAGTTGTCTTAATTGGTTACCGATTGCGGTTGATTGACTGTTAACACTCGCTTGTGCATTTGCATTCGCAAGGGCGTTTGCGTTTTGTAAGTTGGTTTGGTTCGTATTGATTTGGTTTTGCATTGCTGTTTGTCCAATGCCTAATCCAGCTCCAACCAAACTACCAACCGCACCGCCAATATTACCGGTTAACGCGCTGGCAATACCACCACTTAACCCGCCAATTGCGCTTATACTTGCATTAATCATATTTGATTTGTTTTGTAGATCATTCAAATTACTAGCTAAATTTGTGTTGCGTGCGGTCACACTTAAATTTAAGTTATTTTGTAAACTTGTTTGAGCACTTAGCGCATTACCTGTTGCACTTGCTATAGCTGAATTTGTTTCATTTGATCTTCTAATATTGGATAATCCTACGTTCATAGAGTTACGTGAGGATTGTAGCATTAAAGCGGTCGTATCACTGATAATAGGTAAGCTTGTCTCATATTGAGATTCAAAAGAAGTATCTAAATTGATTAAATTTGAATATAAATTATCTGACTTAGTAACCTTATAATTTAAAGGTACAATATTTATTTTTGAGCTGTTTGGTGAGCCCACACAAATAAATTGTGCGTTTTTCATGTCCTGCCATAACTCATTTTTAAATACTTTTGTTGTTCCATTATTGTCACTAATTAATAAATAACTGTATGGGTACGTGTATAATTTTGTATATTGAGTAAAACCAATAAACGCTGGTATATCGTATACACGTGTTTCTGGGAATGTTCTTAAATCATTTTCAAGCATTGAGTTCATAGGTTTAGCTTTATATGTTAATACTCGATAATCACCTTGTATCTCAGCGCCAAAACACTCACGTTTAACCACAACTTGGCCATTTTCGACAACTAAGCCGGGAATGGAATTCGTCACAATGATAGATACACATTTACCTACTAATTTTTCATTTTTTCGGATGGCGTCTAATATTTTTGAAAGTCCGCTGAGTGTTGCATTTTGACCGTTTACACTGCCAACTTTTAATTCAGTTATATCTGTTCCAGTATCTCTATTAAAAGGCAATATATAATAATTGATTTGGGATGGTGTTCCTAATTGTGGATTTGTAAAACTATCTTTTCCGGACATGTCGCAAGTCATGCCAATAACGGCAAAACTAATACTTTGATTAATGTCGATTAGATATTGTTTATCACTAATTAAATCCGTTCCAATCTCTAAATTCTCCGGCTGTGTGTTGATACAAGGTCGGTGTACACCATCACCGGTATCATAATATTGTGGTCTATGTTCATACGCGATGTATGATTCCATAAAGTTACTTTCAATCTCAAACCGCCATGTTTGTATTACATCCGTTTCAAAACTAATACTAGTGGCATTGTCATTTAAGTAACCTAAACTTGTAATAAAGCAGTAAATCCATTTCGCTTTATTACCTGTAGACCCATTTTGATAAATCAAATAATTGTATAAACGCAGATCATCATAAACACCGGGTACAACTACAGTTCCATCTTTTCTTTGGTATGTGTAATTTTCAAATACAATATGGTCATAGTTATTTATGAAAAAATTAAATTGTTTTTCGGGTGTGTCGAATGCACCCCAAAAAGTGTTATTCATTGCGTCAATTTCTAAACCCTTCAATAAATAAATTTTACTTTGTGGTGTAAATTGACTATTTACGACTCCTATACTCATGCTAATCATCTCCTTTTATTTTATCTTATTAAAAAATAGTTGAATGTTCAACTATTTTATTTGTTTTTGATATAGTCATAAATTTCACGCGCTTTAGTCCCTCGTTGTGGTTGGTTCGGGTTGGATGGTCTTTCATAGTTGGCTAAAAATTCAATCGCTAGTGTATAAGGGTCGGCGGTAGATTTTGAAAAGCTCGCGAAACTTTCGGGGTAAGCGGGTGTAGCTATCCATTGCTGGTTATTTTCCATTTCCCATTGAATTCGCTCACACTCACCAACTCCAAACTTAGAAACATCCGGGTAATATCCTTTTTCTTTTAGCCAGTCAATTATTTTTGTCCAAGGTGTCCACTGAACTAGCCCATACCCACGACTTGCTACCGGTTGTGCAAATGGAACATCACCCTCCCATCTATTCGGGTTGACAGTGCTTTCAAAATATGAGTTACCTAATATACCAGCAACCGCATTTGCAGTCCAACCTTTTGTCTTAAAAAATTGCCAAAATGCTAACCAATTTTGTTTGGACTCATCTTCTGTAAGTGGTCTTGTGTTATTAATATCACCGGGAATAAACCATTTACTTGTTGGTGTTGGCGGTTCGGGCTTGATCTCTTCTTTTGTTTTATAAAAACCAAAATCAATTCCTAGACCATCTAACATGAAATAATGTTTAATATATTTGTAACTTGGTTCGGGTGGTGTTGGAGGTTGACCTCCTTCAAACGTTTGCCACGCTTGACCATATCCATTTACAATATTTGTATCATTCACATAAAATACATTATTTGGTAACTCTGAACCACTTAAAGCATAACATTCATTACCATAACTACATACAATGCCATAACTAACTAGGCCAGCGTTTAGTGTAAAAGACTGGTCTATATGACAATGATCTCCAGTAGCCATTCCAGCCGTACCCGTATGATAAATTAAATCACCTTGTTTATATCGTGTTTCTGTTGGTGGGTTTTGATCATGTGTAAAACTTACAGTCACATTTTTTAAACCGCTTGGTGTCCATACATCATTATCACTTTGATAGACGCGAGTATTTCCGGATGAGTACGTGTGCACTAAATGACAACTAAATGGAGCATACACAGGTACTCTAACTTGTCCACTAATTGCATTATCAAAAGGATGTCCACAACAATGACTATATGATGATGTACTTGACCATTGCGTGATATTCATTGTTTCCATAGGAAATAAACACACTTCATGGCCATCATGTACTAACTTTTGGCCGGCTTTCATAAATTTAATTCCTCCTCTATTATTGTTAACTCGTTTAATTTCTCTTTACATATATTATAGCGTTCATAATCTACATCTTTTAAAACGTGCATAGCTTGCATATAAAACTCGATATAAAAATAAACACTTAATCCTTCCGGTAAGCTATAAGGAATATCTTTAGGTTTTTTCATTTTATATATACTCGAAAATTCACATTTTACTTTTTCCATTATGATCTCCTTAAAATAATAGCAAGTATTAAATACTTGCTAATTCACACGTTTCCAAAAATATACTGTGATGTACGGATGCATAGTTCTTGAGTTTGAAGTATTTGCCTCAATTTTAAATGTTTGTGAGTTTACTTCTTTATTGTTTTCTTGACAGGCGCTATTAACATATCCGTTTCGCCTACCATCATTTACACCTTCTTGCCATGAGCCATCCGAATTACGCAAATTTAAGTTTGATATGTTACTATAATAGTCATTTAATTTAATTCCATAAGTATGATTATGTTCATAATTGCCACCAGTGCTACCTGCCGTAAAGTTCATAGTATTATTGCCATCATCACCAGTACCTTCACCAATTAAGGTTCTACCTTGTCCAAATTGTTCCCAAATTCCTTTTAAATAAGTGCCAGGGTTTGTTTCAGTTAAACTAATGTACACTGATCCAATAGGATAAATAGAATTAATCGTATTATCAATTGTTGTATTAATAAGACTCGTTAACTCTTCTTTTGTCGTAGTAAATTTAGTATCTGTTTCCGTTTTAAAATTTGATAAATCATTGCTAACATCAGTTATTTTTAGGTTGATTGCGTTTTCTCGTTCTTGCCAGTCAATATTAAACTGATCTTGAACCATTCCTTTAATTTCTACATCCAATTGTGCTTTATTATTATCCCATTCAATATTAAATTGTTCTGTGGTAGCCTGTTTACTTGCGGTCACAGATTCGTTTATAGCATATTTTATTTGTTTGTCTACAATCTCATTCAACTGTACCACTACATCATTCACAGCTTTTATTACCCATTCAATATAACCTTGCAATTGGTTAATACATTGGTAAATATTCATACCCGTATTAAATGCGCTGACATATTGTTGAGCGAGATTTTTACCACTTAATTTTAACTCACTGTATTTCGGTAAAATATTTTGTAGTTTACCATCATCAATAATACCCATATTACTCACCTCCTTTACTATATCCAATTAAAGTTTTTAATTTGTCCGGTAAAATATCAGGGTTAATTTTAGAAATGTTCTCAATAATACTAACAACTTCTGTAATAACCGCATAAGTACAAATTACAGGCACTAGGTCTACCCCAAAAGGTAAAGTCAATAAATTTTTAGCGTAATTAATTAATACACCTAATGCGTAACAGAACACAAATCCAATTTTTTTAAATAGTCCATCTCTCAGTTTACTAGATTTTATTTGTTCACCGCCTCTAATTGCGCCAACAATTCCTGTCACTAAATCCAAGCCATTAAAAACCAATGCCACTAAAATAATTTTCATTTTAATCACCTCTTTCATTTTCTATAATATAAAAAAATAGTCGAATGTTCAACTATTTTTAAATAAAAGAAAAAGAGTTAAATTAATAACTCTTTTTCTAGCTTGCAATTTGCCTAAATAATAGAAAGGAGGGGTGCCATGTCCTACTCATGACACTTGTATTATAACATAACTATACGTTATAAACAACCTTAATATCACATGTAACATCAGAATTTGTGTCTTTAATTGTTACTGTGGTTAATCCTTCAGCAGTAATCGCTTCTAATCCTTTAATTGTAACGTGTCTCAAATCATCCGTTAACGTTGCACTAACCATTGTTGCCGCGCCTGATGTAGCAGTTAAACTAATTGGCGCGTTTAATCCGCTAGTCTGCACGGTAAATGGTACTGTTACACTTCCGCCTTTTTTAACCTGTACTACTTGAGGGTTAGCATAAATTGCCGTTACTTTTTCTTCAACCGTACCTGATACGAATGCAATAGCGTTTGCAAATCTACTTGTCGCGATACCTTCCCAGTGATGTAAGAAGTAGTTCCAATATAAACCTTTAGCATTATAGGCAACACCTACGCTATACTTCTGATCAAATACACGGTAGATTTCACTATCAACAACTAACGCTTCAATTGTTCCTTGTGCCGTACTAGGCAACGTTGGTAAAACTAATACATGTGTTTTAAATTCAGCAAATTCTAATTGGAATGTCTGAGCTAACCAATCAATATTTAAATAACTGTTTGACTTACCATTTAAAATGACATAAATGTCTTCATAGTCATTTTGTTTTGTAACAGCCATTGCATTATATTCATTAGTAGGCTCAGTTAAATAAGATACATATTCTGTAATTTTACGTGCTAACTCTTTAGCTGTGTCCGTATCAGTAACAGCACTTGTTTTAACGATCTTCATTAATCCATTTTCATAATGTGTAACTAAAGCAGATTTCATATAGTTGTAGTCATCTTTGTTATCACCATTATACATAGAGTCAACAATACGCGCGATCAAACTATTTACACCATCCCAGCTGACAAAATACTTACGCATGTCATCATCTGTAATTGTTGCTGGGTAATATGACTTACGGTTAACAACATAAAATGCTGTTTTAATATCCGGCAACTCACGTTTAAATAATGTGTTTTCCGCGTCGGCTTGATCGTAAGCATGCTCTTTTGCACACTCAACAAAATATTCTTCCATTGTATAGCCTAAAGCCATATTTTCCATTTTAAATGGAGCTAACTTGTTTGTTAAAATATTTCGGTGCGCGATCACTCGACCGATTCGAGTTGCTAAATTCATGAATTCAACACCTAAAGTATCAGGATATTCCAATAATCCATTCATAAATTCTAATGATGAAACTTCATTAGGATCTCCAATTGTCGATTGAAAATTTGGAGAAGCTACTCTATACATTGCACTAGCGACTTCCTGACCTGTTGGTTGTGTTTCTAATCCTAAATCTGTTTGAATCGCTTTTGCAACGTCTTTTCCTGTTGTTCTTGGCATATATAATCACCTCTTTCGTTTTAAAAGCCTAATTTTCTTAAGTCCATTGGTTCTTTATGTTTAGGTTTTCCATCACCGGACTTTTCAACGCCAATTTGCATAAAAAGTTTAGAGTTTGCCTCAGTTAACGAGGTATTCTTTTCAACTAGTTTTGTATTTTCGGCTTTTAGATCGTCTAATTTTTTGTAAGTTTTTTCAACTTCCGCGCGCATATCATTTAGCATAGTTGAGCGTTCCGCTTGATCTTCTACCGTCAACACTTCCGTAAACTTTTCTCTCAATTCATCACGTTCCATTTTTTACACATCCCTTCTACTTATAAATATATTCTATCAATTTTATAAAGTCAATAGAAAAATAAACCCTCTTTTAAGAGGGTTTTATGATATAGGTTGTAAAGTTTAAAGTGTTGCCAGCTAGATTACTATTCCTATATATGCTACCAGCACGTTTCACCGCGAGTAAATCTGATATACATGTCTGACTTCCTTTCTTTATTCCTTACGTCAATATATTATCATGCTATTTACAATTTGACAAATCTTCTTTAATTTTATCTTTAACATATTGACTAAACTTTTTATTTTTCAATAGATCTTCAATATAATCAACAACTTCAACTTCATTTTTATTTACACAAATACAATATTTATTTACATGGTCTCGATACCATTTATTTCTATTCTGTCTCGATTTTTCGCTCATCATTTTCATCACCTTCTTTTTCTTCTTCATTATACCAGGCCAACGGTTTACCTAATATATATGTATGTACAAAGTCATTTATTTCATGGTTAACGATACTCCATCCTTTTTCTAAATATTGGTTTAACATATCAATATCTTTTCGGTACGCTGAATAATCATAATCTTTTATACTCCGAACAACAAATACTTTGTTTTTGAGTGGTGGACTTCCAAACATGATCTCATTAAATTCTTTTAGTGTCTTATCACATTTTTTAAATATCGCATTATCACGGTGATAAACTTCATAACTTAAACTATCAAGTTCTTTATTCAAATATTTATAGTTATCACTTAACAAACTATATTTACAATAAAAAACAAAACCAAAAACGGCTATCAAAATAATACAAATTAAAATTAATAAAAACAAATAATTCATTAAATCCATTTTCTACTCCTTTATAATCCAAATAATCATTAATGCTATTCCTATAATATATACAACAAATAGAAATGTTACACTTAAACAACAAAATGCCATAAATAAATAATACAATATATTTGTTAAAACACTTATCACTTTATCACCTTCCTATCTACTTTTAATGCTGAATTGCCTGTCAACTAATACAATACCACCAGGTACATGTGTTTTCTTCAAACAATCATTAATAACATTGCCAACTCTAAAATTATCATATGTTACATTCTGTTTTGCCTTTTGCGTCATACCAGCGCACTTTACATTTAGATAATAACAAACACCACCACGAATATAATACAACTTATCTTTACAATCATTTTCACTTATGTATTCTTGTTGGTGCTCCACATAATCTTTGTAAGATATTTCAATTTCTTCAACATAACTTTTAGCGCCAATGAAATAAGAACGATTAAACACAGATTCTAAACCCCAATATCCTAATTCTTTATCGTCAATAATATCTTTTATTGCGTCCGGAACTTGTGTACCAACTAGATGTATTGAATCCGTGTCAATATATGCGACTCTATGAATACCTACTTTTTGAGCGGTACTAATTGTATATTTACGAGCATATGCGGTAACAAATTCTCCATAAGGTAAATAAATAGGGTCTCTAAATTGTTCATCAATAACCTCTTTAACCTCACCATCTTCATAAGTAGTATACATAGGGTCATGGAGTCTTAACACGCCGTCATTCTTATCAATAAAAGGAATTTTAGGCGTGACATTTGGGTTCGTTGCGAATTTTCCATACACCGAATTTAATTGTCTTTTTGCAATAAATCTTTGTGCACCTTTAGAATTCTTTTTAATTTCCATCTGCTCATCTATAAATTGCCTTGCGATACCTACACAACCTTTAAATTTATACCCGTTGATAAACTCAACGTCGTAAACGTCGTATTGTTCATTAAATAGTTCCCAATCAACACTAGTTACAGTCATTCTCACAATATCCCCGTTTGAACTGTCTACATATTTTTTACTGCCAAAAAATCGAGAAAACTTATCTAGTGATATACAAGGTATATGATCTTTTTTAATGTCAAAAGCGAAACTAACAACGCCTACCCATAGCGGATATTCATTATCTTGTTGATACTCACCCTCAAAGTAAATAGGTGTATCATACGGCAATAATTCATAATACATTCGACTAGGAAATAAAGAATTTACATCAAATACAATCCCTTGCCCTATCTCTTTTTCTTTTAGTTCCGGGTTTGCCCATACAAAACCGCCACTGTAAGCTGGTCTTAAATCTGTATCAACATTCATTTCTAATGGTGGGAATATCTTTTCAAAACTCATAGGTAGTGTTTTCTTAAACGCCTCAAAACTACAACTTGTAGCTGTCATTTTGTTAAATCCAAGTTTAAAACATTCGTTCAATGCCATACCTTCAATATCAATATCATTAAATAAATAATCAACCTCATGAGGTGTAAGCTCGTGACCTTTCTCACGTTTCGCTTTATAGTCTAGTTTTAATTTTCGTATTGGTAAATTAAAATCATGTGCGATCTTTTCAATACTAAATGGAATTAGTTTAAAACTATCCCATATTGTAGTTTTTGTTGATCGATAAATTGAATATTTCCACCATATTTCGATGGAATACCATAAACCTGTATTCGATATAATTGTTTTAAAACATCCGGTTTTAGGCTTATCCGAATATTCATAACCATTACTTAAAAGCCAGCTTACAATAAACTCACCATCAAAAGCTAAATTATGAAAATATAATTTACGTGTTTTCTGTTTACACCATTCAATGAAACCGTCAATACTATTCCCATATTCTTTCACGCTTGAATCACTAACAAAACTTGCGCCCCATGCCCAAACTCTACAGTCTAAAGGGTCGGTTGTAGTCTCAAAATCGCAAGCCCATATTTCTTTAGGCTCTTTTTTCTTTGACATACTACAACCCCCTTTACATTATTTATACTTAACAACACCACCGTTAACATAGGCACGTCCAGTAAATACAGCTAAACTATCTTTTACATCGCTCATATCTGATTTAATATTTTTACTTAATTGTTCATTAACAAACATCTGATTTTGTGTGTATTCTCTTGACATATCTATATAGTTAAATACTGAGACCGCTTTACGTTCCTGGTAAAACCATTGAATTAATTGTTTATCTGATAAAGATTTAATATCTTTGATTAGTTGTTTACCTTCTTTTTTAGTGATATTACCGCCTCGTATCTGTTCCTCTATTGCAGTTTTATAATTCGATCTTAGATTTTTAATTTTCTGATTTTCCTTTTTTGTATTCCTTCTTAAACTATCAATTCTATTATCTAATTGTTTAGGATATCGATACGAATTAATATTTACATGATGGACCGGTTCAAAAAATCCGCCTCTATCATCACGTAAAGTACTTCTTGCACTCTTAACACTAACTGGTGTTACAATACCGCCTTTAGTTTCATTTAATTTACTTAAGCCGACAGACTTTGAAAGTTGCTTACGTTGCTTATTTTGCTTATCAATTAATTTATTAGCTTTTTCAATTTTATTTCGATTAAAAACAACACCATATTTATTTTCGATAAACCTATTTTCTTTGTTGAATTTTTCAATTGAACGCAAATACTTGTTAAACTCTTTACGATCGTTAAAATCTTTAATGGTTCGAATGTCTGTGAACACAACATCCTGACCTAAATTTTGCGCTTTTGTGACAGTTCGTTTAGCGCTTGCTATAGCATTTCTTAACCGCTTAACATCATTAAACGATTTTCGCATTTTAGCCATTTTAAACACCC